GCCATCACAGAGACGCAAGCGTCTACCATATTTGCACATCTATCGTATCGGATAGATTATTACAACTTTCAAAAGCAATTACTGTCTAAAAATGATAATTAAAGCTACTTAACTAATATGAGCGCATCTTCACTTTATACTTACAATGTTGTTATTGGTAAATTCGAGGAGTTTGCTAATAGCCACGCACTCCTTCGTAGGTTCACACACGGTCAAATATCACAAGCTGACCTTGAAAAGGAAGGCGAATGGCCTTGGATGCATGTCACGCCAACATCATTTAGCTTTGATGCAGGTGCGTTAACGTATTCTTTTGATGTTTACTTTGCTGACTTGCCACGTGACAAAGAAGAAAAAACGGAATACCAAAGGCAATCAATGAGCGAGTGCATTCAGTTGGCTGGTGACTTCGTGAATATGTTGGAGAATGGAGATATATTCGATGAGTCGGTTGTGTTAGGCAAACCAATTTCAGCGCAGCCATTCATTGAGGAGTTTAGTCACGTGTTAACTGGTGTGCAGTTGTCCATTGATATCACTGTTGATTATGAATGGAATGCGTGTGTCATTCCTTTTGCTAATCAAACTATTAGCGTTTACACTCAGGTTATTGATTTTGAAACAACTCCAATGAATAGCATTATTTACAAATGCAATGGGGAATTTGTTACAGCTTGTTATGGCACTAATCAAACGAACATCAATGATTTTGTTTCGATGTTGAATAGTGATCCACCCGTTCAGAACAATGCGTGTTTTTTGACCGCAGGAACTTACTATAATAACGGAGATGGTAGGGTGCGTTGTGAGATGTCTATTGAATTTGCAAATACTTTTTGTGAAGGTGGTGAAATTACATTAGAAGCAATTTACGACTAATGAAAAAGCTGCAATACACAACCAATGATCCATCTGCAACCACTGATTATTTAGCTGCGGATAATACTTGGAAAACTATTCCAGGCGGTGGTGGTGGTAGTAGTCCACTCACAACCAAAGGGGATTTATTCACGCACAATGCGTCAGCAGACGCAAGACTTCCAGTTGGATTAAACACCCAAGTTTTATTAGCTGATAGTTCAACTGCAACTGGGTTGAGATGGGGTAGTAACACAACACCGACACCAACGGGTTATTATGCTATGTATCAAGATGTCGTAACGCAAACAATTGCAGTAATCAATACAGGCTATCCAATCAAATTTAGAACGTTAGACCTAAGTAATGGTGTTTCGGTGGTCAGTGACTCCCGAATCACATTTGCAAATACAGGAATTTATAACTTACAATTTAGTGTTCAACTTGAGAATAGTGATAACCAAGAGCATGATGTTACTATTTGGCTAAGAAAAAATGGAGTTGATGTAGCAGGTAGTTCGGGATTTGTCGCAGTAGTAGCAAAGCATGGAGGTGTTAATGGTCACACATTACCTTCGTGGAATTATTTATTAGACGTTGTAGCAGGTGATTATTACGAGTTGGTTTGGAGTGCAACAAGTACTTCAGTTACGATGCCTTTCTATGCGGCAGGCTCACCTCCTCCATCAACTGCATCTGCAATATTTACCGTTACCCAACAAGCAGGGATAATGGCAGGTACTGGAATAACGGCAATCAATTCTTTGACAGGTGCAACTCAAACATTGGTGACGGGTAGCGCAGGTACTGACTTTGCAATTTCATCCGCAGGTACCACACACACTTTTAATTTACCAACTGCATCCGCTACAAATAGAGGTCTATTGAGTTCGGCTAATTGGTCAACTTTTAACGGCAAACAAGATGCGATTACAGGCGCAGCATCAACGGTAGTAAGTAGTAATTTAGACAATGGTATTGTTGTCGTTAGTAATGGCGGTGGAAAGATAGCGAGTAGCGGCATATTTAGTTATGAGTTGGGTTACTTGAGTGGTGCTACTTCAAATATTCAGGTACAATTAGATTCAAAGATTTCATCTTCACGTTCATTTTTATTTGGAACTTCTGGAAATGCCACGGTAGCTGCTAACACAACTGTTTATAATGGATTCGCAACGGGTGCAAATGTCACACTTGCCAATGAATTTACGAGAATAGTTGTTCTACCTTTAGCATGTAACTTGTCCAACTTTATGATAAGATGCGCAGCACAACCAGCAGGTAACACATTTACGGTTACATTACGAAAGAATGGAGTTGATACTGGTGCAATTATAACGGTAGCAGGAGGTAGCGCAGGAGGTAACTATACATCAACAACCTCAGTATCTTTTGCAGCAGGTGATTTTGTTTCTTTTAAAATAATCAATACGGGAGCAGGGGTAAGCGGTGCGTTAATTTGTTCATCTATATTAGTCAGCTTATGAGATACGTAATAACAAATCAAGGCGAGTTGAATGTCTTGGAGGTCATTGGTCACAATATCTTTTTTGGTTGGGACATGAGCGATGACTATATTGATTTTCGAAATGCATTGGAGGTAAAAGGAGTTGATGTTTTTGTTGATTTATTGATAGCGGATAGCAATACCGCATTTACAATTTTTACCAATGGCAACTAATCCAATCACTCAATTGATGAACGAGTTCGGGCAAGAGGTGGTTGAACGTGCCATGCTCAATCTTGGCGTTTATCGCACCGTGAATGGAAAGAAAAGAAGAGCGGTTGCATCTGATAACTTACGCAAGTCGTTAGCTTATCGTTATGACAGTAGATATAGACGAATTGATTTCTTTGCCAAAGGTACTGCTAGTGAGTATTCAGTATTTGTTGAGGAAGGGGTGAATGGTTATCAATCAAACAACAACTCTCGATTTTCGTTTAGAAAAAAATCAGTTGATGTGGATGCGATTCGCAACTGGATGAAGATTAAAAGAATCCAACCACGTGAGCCAAATGGATCATTCAAAAAGTTTGCTACTCCAAAAGCGAAAGAAGATGCAACGGATTGGATGGCAAGTAAGATAGCAAGGTCAATAGCACGAAGAGGAATTAAACCATTGTTCTATTTTAGAGATGCAGTAAATGAAACATTGGTTGATTATAACGACAAATTTATGGCAGCGTTGAAAGCTGAAATAACAATAGCAATTGAGGAAAATTTACAAGGTAATATAAAAGTATAATGGCATACAATACAGCAATAACGGGATTATCAGCGCAGGGAGTTGATGCGTTCACTGGGATGTGTTATTCAAACAATGATGTATCATTTACTATGACATCAAGCGAATTTGCAAACACTGGATTTAAGTATATAATTGAAATCACCGACAATATCACATCACAGTCATATAAATTTTATATTGCTCCGAATGCGGTGGGTAGTGGTGTGTTCAATGCCAAGACTATTTTCAATCAATTGGTCAGAACCAATATAACGTTACCAGATAGCGATGATGTGATAATTCAGATTTCTGATGCGCTATTAATGAATGATAATTTCGTGAATCAATTTACGATTCAATTATACGAGGGCTATGATGTTGCAGGTGTATTCACAGAGGATGAATCAGTTTCAGTGGTTTATAATTTGATGTGCGTATATGGAAAGGGCAAAAGTAACTTTTTGGTTATGGGTAGCAATGACACCAAACCACTTGCACTCTCTCAATGTTACGACAACACCATAGGATTCAACGCTGAGACGGTAGCTTCACGCATCAATATTCCTGCGGAATTACAACAAGAGGTTATCAATTGGCAACGTATATCAAGGTCAAATGTAAAAGGTGCGCAGGATAGCGCATACAAGGTACTGAGCTGGATTGCTGATGATGGTACTTACGTGAATCAAAACTATCCATATACCAACATAACTACATTTTTATATAGTTTGTACGAAGACAATTATAATCAAATCACTCAGATAGAAATTCCGATGGAATATGTTGAAGGTGGATTGATTCACATTCCAGCAGGTATTAAAAACTTATTTGATGGAGGATTTTTGACACAAGGTCAAGCGGATAGGACTTTGTTTTATACCATTGTTGCAATTGACGATGAAGGAACTGAGATTACTGCTAAGTATGGATTTTACATTGATGAAGATTGCAAACATAACCCAGTTCACGTTTATTGGCTCAATCAGATGGGTGGATGGGATAGCTACTCATTCATCAAGAAGAATGAAAGGTCTATTGATGTCGAAAAGAAACGTTATAAAACTTACTTAGGTAACTATAACACTGCAAGTGTTGAAACTCCATTTGACACAAAGAATTATTCAAGGTCATTAAACGAACGTGAGCCAATCACAAAGACATTCATCAACTTAACAAGCGATTGGATAACGGAGTCGGAGTATAAATGGATGAAAGATTTATTTTACTCAAAATCTGTATGGATGGTTGACGATAACGTGGATGGCTATAACATTCTTCCAGTTGTCGTTGAGGACACAAATTACTTGATGAGACGTGAAAGAAACAGTCGCAAATATAACCAACAATTGAGACTGCAATTAGCGAACGAATACGATACCATCAACATCACATCTTACGAATATCCGTTGCCTGATCCTGACCCATGCACGTTAGTGCCTACGATATTCCATCAGGGAGCGCAATACATTACAGATATTTCACCCACTGCAGGTGAATTCCCAATTGTGTATCAAGGTGTGAACTGGCCTCAAGGTCGTTCAGGTACTAAATTCCAACCTAAATTTAGAAACATCAACACATTGCCATCTGATCCAAATGGATTAATAACAGGTCAAACCTACCGTGTTGAAATTACGTTGAGTCAAATTATGAGTAATACAACTTCATTCAATTTCTCGTTTGGTAGAGTGTCAAGCAATCCATCATTTAACGGATGGGATTGGGCATTGAATCCATCAACAACAGAAACGCAAGTAAATAACTTAGTTTGGAATCCGTACAACCTCACCAACGCAACAGGTATATGGGGCATCTTGGCAAGGACTGGTTCAGTCGGTTACAATGGTACAATAACTATAAATGTCTACTCAGGTAGCGGTTGCTAATTATGGAAACAGCATTAATACTTTACACGCAAGCGGACAATACTCCGTATTTGGTAGACCTTTACGAAAATGAGAATATCTCATTGAATTAT